TCAAATTGATTTATAGTAGGGTATTCCTCTGATACATTACTCACTAAGTCTGAAGTTTCCGCGTGGGAGTAGGAGAGGTGGGTGTCTTTTCAACCTTGGAAGGATGTTGTCATTATAGAAGTTTGTATATGTATTCCAGTCGGTTTCATCTTGTTGTTTGAGCGTCCTCGCTTGTTTGAACTTTATGAAATTTGGTCCGGTCACATTTCGGTTCGTTCCAAAATAAATAAAAATTGCGTTTTTATACTTATTGAATATGTTTTGATATTGCAAAGGGTCTAAAGGGTTTAATTTAGAATTAGTTATATAGGTCTCTAATTCTTTTTTATAAAATTGTATAGTTTCATAGATGCGGTCAATGAATTTTCTGTTGGGCTGATTATTGAATCGTTCAAATATATCAAAAAGGGGGGCACTATCGTATTCATAATAGTTGTGGTTTGTGCCATTATCTAATATTGTGTCTATCAATAAGGTAGTTAAATGGGATTTATTATCTGCGATATAATTATACAATTTCGCAATTTCCATAATTGACCCCAAAGCAGATAATTCTTTGATTTTTATTGTTAATTCTTCATCGGTTAAGTCTTTGTATTGGGATTGGGGTGATAAAAATGGGAGGGGGGTGGGTGCGGATTGCGCGGACGATGATGCGACAGCGGATGCTGGATATTCGGATTGTCTATTATAAGACGGTGGTTGGATTTCCGCAGTGGATCGGGATGCATCAGGGGAGACTTGAGTATGGGTTTGTGTCTCGTGGGATTGTGCGAATTGTGAGGATTGCGCGGATGATGCCGATGTGGCAGCTGGTTGGTATGCGGGGCTACTCAATTGCGAGGGGATGATGGGTTGTGATAAGGCATCGCGATTAAGTCCTAATGATGTTTCAGTGTCAGGGAAGATGGCGGATGTGGCGGTGGACTGGGGGAATTGTGATGATGGGACAATAGATGGTGCATATGGCGTGGATTCTGCGCGGGAAGACTTATGTTCTGGTGTGGTGGACGATGTTGTGCTGAATGACTTGGGGTTGGTTCTGAGATCAAAATGTAATGAGGGGGCCGGTTTGTCTGTGCGCGCGGACGGATATGTATCAGATATTATAGATTTATCATCGTCTTCCGCAGCGGCAGACGACGAAGATGATTGTTCGGCACTAGTCAATTTTATAGTCACCTCCGCCTTCTTCGCCACACTCCCATTATATTGTTGTATCTTCGCTAAATATCGTCCTATTTGTGCCAACGCCTGTTGTCTCTGTAATAATCCCCAATATACTTGAATATTCGCATCATCAGAAGAATCACTATCGCTTGACGTCATTCTTCTTTCCTTTCTTCTCTCTCTTTTTTCTCGTCTTTTTGAACGTCGTCTTTCTTTCTTATCGTCCTTTCTTTTCTTTCTTTCTTCCCGTGTTCCTCCACTTATATAAGTATCCATTATATATTATTATATATCAAATTATTTATAATAAAACCTAAATAATAAAAAATATTTTATACTAAAATATGTCAAAACAAGATTACTACGAGAAATTAGGTGTGTCAAAAACTGCTACTATTGAAGAGATTAACAAAGCATACAGAAAAATGGCAGTGAAAAAGCATCCTGACAAATTTATGGGTGGTTCGCCAGAAGAGCAAAAGAAAGCAGAAGAACAGTTTAAAGAATTGAACCAAATACACGAGACGTTATCAGACCCACAAAAAAGATCCGATTATGATATGTATGGAAGTGAAAGTCTAAATCCAGAATTTATGCAACAGAAGCAAGCAGAACAAATGTTTTCGCAATTTGGTGGTATGGGTGGTATGGGTGGTTTTGGTGGTTTCGAGAGTATGTTTCAAATGGGAAGAAAACCAACCAAAAAAAAGGAAATTCCAGACATTATTGTCAAAATGAGTGTGTCATTAAAAGATGTTTATGAAGGGAGCAAAAAAGAGTTTGAGGTTAGTTCTTATTTATTTAAAGACAAAGAACCAACTGAGAAAGATATTATTTGTAAAACTTGCGACGGTTCAGGGCAAAAAACAGAATTAAGACGAATGGGTGGAAATATGATGCAACAAATTACACAGAAATGTTCTCAATGTAATGGAGAAGGCATTAATTTTTCTCAATCTTTTTATGAACTAAAAAAGCAAAAATACGCAAAAGCAATCCCATTAGGAGCAATTAATGGACAAAAAATAGTAATAGAAAATAAGGGACACGCTATACCCAAATCAATGAGAAAAGGTGGAAAAACAAATAGTGATGTTATTTTAGTTATTGAAGATAGTGGGGAATGTGTAATTGACGGATTTAAATATTCTAGAGGCGTTAATAGTTCATTACACAATATGAAATTAGAAATAAAAATAACACCAACCGAAGCAATTTGTGGTTCAATGAAGAAAATTAAATTTATTGACAATACAAATATAACATTTAAGATACCACCCGGAACAATCTTTATGAATACAAATAATAATGTGGTTGTTATACCTAAAAAAGGATTGCCAATGTCAAAACAAAGTAATGGAGATTTGTATATTATATTAAACATTGAAGGAAAAATAACAAAAGATGAGAATAAATTAAAACAAGTATGGCAATTATTAAGTAATGATGAAATGCCAAATTTTAGTGCGAATAATGAGAAAATATTAGATAGCATCTCATTAGATGAATACAGGAATTCACGTGAATGTAAAGAAACTGAATATAATTCAAAAAAGTTTGAGAATAGTATGAGACATAGTATGAGAGAAGAAGATGACGAGGAAGAACACGAAGGAAGACATTTTAGAGGACAACCTCAGTGCGCTCAACAGTAATCACGACCCATATGTCCAAGGAGCAAACTGACGAGCAACAATATTTGTAAGAAGATAACACTGTGAATTGGAGGAAGCAATCCATCCCATACAGTGCTTTTTTATCAAATACACTGTCATTTGTTCTCCATTCTCGATAGATTCAACCAAACCAGAAGCGCCTATCATATGGTTTGATTTCCATACCATCACAGCATAATTACCTGGAACAAGAGAAGATATGGACGATGAACCATAAAACTGAAACAATATATTCAACAATTTTTCATCAAAAAGAAAACCTGTGCGTTGGCAAGACTGTTCGCCCATTCCTATATAAAACGCTTCTCTGACCATTCCGCAATCCTGTAATTGGAGTGATTTTCCAAATTCTGGTAGATAAGAAAGCAAGAACTTATAAAGAGCTACTTCGTTCAACATTCCTTTTAGAAATAAGTAGAAAAGTGTCAAAAACACCGCCCCATCTGGCATTTCCAACATACTTTCAACGTGTAATCCATTTAGAAAATCTGACATTTATTACTCAATAAAATTTTTATTTATACATATAATTTTCAATCAGTTCATTTTTTCATTTTTTTAGCATCATCCCTAAAAAATTGATATTAAAACAATTAAGGACATACAAAATAATAAAAATTAATTTAAAATGTGTGGAATTTGGGGATTTATTCAGTTTGCTAAATCTTATGATATTAGAAAATTATTTGAAGCGTATAATAGAGTTCAAAAAAGAGGACAAGACAAATCAACATTTATGACACTTGACAATAATATTCATTTGGGATTTCACAGATTAGCACTAATGGATAAATCAACAAAAGGAGACCAACCATTTACATTTGAAGTCAATAATAAAAGAACAATTTATGCTATTTGTAATGGCGAAATATATAATTATCAAGAATTAGTAGATAAAAATAATTTCATTATGAGAGGGCATTCTGATTGTGAATTTTTGCCCCAAATGTATGCGAAATATGGTTTTGAAACAATGTTGAATATGATTAATGGCGAATTTGGAATGTGTATTGTTGATATCAATGAAAATAATATTAAAGTATATATTGGAAGAGACCAGACAGGTGTGAGACCATTATTTTTTGGTTATGATAAAAATGGATTTTGTTTTAGTTCTATTTTACACGGATTAGTTAATCTGGTAGAACATAAAAGCGTGAGACAATTAAAAAGAGGTGAATATGTATTACTTGATTTTCCAAAAGATGAAGAACCTAATATAGAAACAAAAATATATCACAAATTAGAAGACATTAAAATATGTGAAAATAAAGAAGAATACATTATGGAACAAATTCACGATGTATTTGTTAGTGCCGTAGAAAAGAGATTACATTCAGACAGACCAATTGGAGCGTTATTGTCAGGTGGATTAGACTCATCTTTGGTAGTAGCGATTGCTTCGTTATATCTTAGAAAAAAAGGACAAAAATTAAGAACATTTAGCATTGGTATGAATGGTTCAACAGATGAATATTATGCTAAATTAGTTTCTAAACATTGCGATACTTTACATACACATATTGAATTTACAGAAGAACAATTTTTAGGAGCAATTGAGGAAGTAGCACTTGCAACTGAAACACATGATATCACAACAATAAGAGCATCAGTAGGACAATACTTGATATCAAAATGGATAAAAGAAAATACTGACATTCGAGTGTTATTGATTGGAGACGGTTCTGATGAATTATGTAGTGGTTATATGTATTTTCATAAAGCACCAACCCCAGAAGAGTCACACAAAGAAAATATTAAATTAATAGAAGATATTCAATATTATGACAGTTTGCGAGCAGATAGATGTATAGCATCTAATAACATTGAAGCGAGAGTGCCATTTTTAGATTTAGAATTTGTTGAACTATTTTTGTCAATTCCATATGAAATGAGAATTCCCAGACTTAATGAAGAAAGAAAAACAGAAAAATGGTTATTACGAAAATCATTTGATAAAAATAATTATTTGCCAAAAGAAGTGTTGTGGCGAAAGAAAGAAGCTTTCTCAGATGGTGTATCATCAAAAGAGAAATCTTGGTATGTAATAATTCAAGAACAATTAGAAGACAAATATGAAGAAAAAGATTTTGATAATGAAGAAATGAAATATCATTTAAAACCAGTTAGCAAAGAAGCATTACATTATAGAAAATTATTTAATAATAATTTTGGATATGATTTAGCACACGTAATTCCATATTATTGGTTGCCAAAATGGTGTGGCAATATAACAGAACCAAGCGCAAGAGTGTTAGAAATTTATAAAGAATAATTTAATATGTGAAATATTTGACTTTTTTATTTCTTCAAATTTATTTATAAAATCATTTATTAGTATTTTTACATTAAATGATGATGCTTTATTCATAAATAATTGTTTTTTCTGGATACGGTGTTATTTCCAACATCTTTTCACTTAATATTACGTTATCACAAATACTAACAGAAGCAACAACGCCATCAGCAATATTGCCAAATCCAGAAAATTTGTAAGTTCCAAAATTTCCAATAATTATTTTATCTCCTTCAAAATTTTCTTGGATGCGTTTAATGTCAGTTTCTGCGCCTTCAACTGTTCCTGGCACTGCAATATTAACAATTGTTATCTTGCCAATTTTACAAATAGCAGACGCCGCACCTGAATACTGAGATTGTACCCAAAAATTGGTGTCTGCTTTGATATCAAGTGGAAGAATAATACACATAAATTCATCGGGATATTTCAAAAGATTGTCAAAAGAAATGATTTTTCCTGGCGGTATAACCGGCGTTTTGTTATGACTGTAATAATAGATTGTTCCTTTAATCACATCTTTGATAAGTCTCATCGTATCACCTGGCACACCTTGTAAGCAAACAATTGATGACGCATTAAGATATGATTTAATCATCTCGCACAACATTTTGCTCCTTTCTTTTTCTGGATATTTAGACACAGTTTGAGATGTATAAGGATGGTCGTAATTAACAAACACAATACGCATTTTCTTTCTTTTTGATTATAATAGTTAGATTATTATAAATAGTTAAAATTTTCATTTTTTTCTATATATAATAATATAATGAATAACAAATTACTTGTTGAATTTATTGGAACTTTTGTGTTCTTATTTGTGATTATGTTCTTTGGAAAACCCCTTCATATTGCTGTTGCTCTATTCCTTGTGATTTACTTTGGAGGCAGTATTTCGGGCGGACATTTTAATCCCGCTGTAACTGTTATGAAATATGCTAATAATGATGTCACAAGTATGGAAGCAGGTGGATATGTCGTTGTTCAAGTGCTTGCTGGTCTTGCGGCGCTAGGTGCTTATAGATTTCTTGCTGAGAACAGAATGCTTGGTCTATAATAAATTAATAAAATTTCTCAAGAAGAATTAACATTGAATTAAAATCATATTGTTTATTTTCTTCAAATACATCATTATTAATATTTATACAAAAATAACTTAACAACCTAAGAGTACACGTTTTTGTATAAATTTCAAAATCAGCAGGTTGATAATTATTATTTTCATATTTTTCATAATTATCTTGTCTTTCATAATCATTTGAACCACCGTCATTACGCACACAATAATTTTTAGTTTCTGGAATATAACTCAAAACAGCATAATGACCCATACCAATATATTTTGTTGCTATGTCAATCATTTTGTATAAATACATGTTCTCATATTGGCGTATATCAGATACTGACAAAAAATTCCAATAACCAAGTTTGAAACCATTATAACCATATTTGTTATAAAGATTATTCAAATTTTTGTTTATAATATCTAGATTGCCAAAGATTGTAGTATTAGAGACAGGCATTTTTGTTTATTGATATATAAGTTATATACCAATAAGTTAGCATATTCAATTTTTACATAATTCTTAGATATGTTTTGTTTATAACATCCGGTAATATTGTTAGTGTTCCGGCATAAGTTAATATTTTATAATTTTTATAAAAACTATAACAATTATAACAAATACAAGTATCATCAGTTTTTTTATGTTTATAATACTTTATAAAATCATTTGCTATATTAAATACCCATAAACCACAAACTGAAATACAAAAACGAGATAAATATAAACCCATTATAATATATATTTCTAATAAATTAATTATTTTTTGTAATATCAAGATACAAACTTGAATATTTCAACATAGCATCATCTTTTGACATATTACCCAATGAATTCCATTGTTCCCATTTTGCTTTATCAACAAGATTAAACATTGATGGTTTTGGGGTATTACACTTTCCTATTGTTGCTTGTTTGTAATATCCATACAATTTAAGTTTTTCATCATTGCTAAATTTATATCCATTAAGACCAGAGTTAATTTGTGATACTGCAAAATTAAAAGTATCTTTTACACTTGACATTTAATATTAATATATTTATTTTTTTTATTATAATTTACACATCTTCTGAACTAGCGTCTTGACTTGCGTCTTGACTAGTATCCTGACTATCATAAATATATGACAATATTTTTTGTTTAATGTCATTGAAATTATTTTCTGAAATATTTATACTCATAATATCATTTGTTTTGTTTGTATAATTATAGAACATATAGAACCAAAACATAAAATGACAATTTATAGACAAATAATCATTAACATCAATTTTTGTAAAATCAAATGATACATTATATTTTTCAAGAAATAATTTATTATCTTGTTTCTTGTTATTATTTTTATAAATAATATCAAAAATCATATTAACAATTTCTATATTTTCTTCTGTTTCTTTAAAATTCTCTATAATTAGATTAATTTCAGGAATATCATAAAAATACCATAAACCAACAGTATAAAAATGTGTAATTTGTTTTTCTGTATTATAGTGTGGAACAATATTATATGTTTTTGTGTCAATCATTTTCTCAATAAATAATTTCTCATCAGCATTGCTCAATGGTTCAAAATCTTTGTCAATATATTTTGAATATTCTGTTAGTTTTTCTTTTAGCATTGAAATTTTGTCGGTCATTTATATTTGTTTGATGGATAAAAAAATAAATTATAAACTCATCTTATATAAATGGCAGAAACTATAACAGGCACTAAAATTTACAGTGGATTAGCAGACTTAGGACAATTCAAAGCGTACATATACATTATTTTAGGAACAATCGTTTCTATTATAATGTTGGGTGTTGGTATTATGTATATTTACAAAGATGACTCAAATGATTATACATCTGTTGATGGCACAATTAAAAAAGTTGTTGAATGTAAAAGTTATGAGAATAATTATGGAGATAAAAAAATAAAAATAAACAAATGTTCATTATTGGTTGCTTATAAATATGAAGAAAAAGATATTGAGAAACAAATTTTTGTTGAAAGTTCTAAATTTTTTATAGAACAAGAACCAGTAAAATTAATGATAAAAAAAAATGATAGTAGTAATGTAAAATTAGATGATGCTTTATCAATGAAAACAACTGGATTATTACTAATATTTGGCGGTGTTACTTGTTTTCTATTATGTTGGTTATATTATTATTTGACACATCGTTTTGAAGTATTTTCAGCATTTTCAGGTTTAGGAACTGGTCTCGGATTATTAAGGTTATTCTAAATAAAAATTGAAATTTATATATATTAAGTATATTATTATTAAGATAATAAACAAAATGTCTAAAATCACTAATTACAACAATAAAGTAGGTCATATTATTACTTTTAATTCTGGTCTTGGTATTGACTTAACTTTTTTCAGTTCAAAATTAGAAAATGAGATTAATAAAATTAATGGTTATAGTATCATCCTAAATATTGATATGTGTCTGTCTGTTGGAATGTCAATGGAACACGCAATAGATTATGTTAAAGAAAATATTAATGAAATCAAGCAAATCAAGAATAATAATATTGTTGTTATTCTAAATATAAATATGAATATGAATATTGATAATATATTTGGATTTAGTTTTGCGGATTGGAAACATATTATAATGACACCTAATTTTGCTCTTGAAGAAAGAAGTTTTTACACAAAAAATAATATAAATGAAATGAGAGAATTATTTAATATGTATATGGGTTATACAATATATAATCTATTATCATTGTCAGATGAAAGTACTGAGTATGTTAATATCAAAACATTGCCATTTTCAGAAAAACCAACTCACGGCATTGTTATTACTTCTTTAAGTTATGAACCTGTTTATTTTGTTAATTCAGTTAGTGATATTTACAAAATAATAAGTTCTAATAGAAAGAAAAATCTTTTGAAAAATTATGCTATAAAATCAGTTAGTGATGAAAGAATTAAAGCAGAAAAATATTTAGAATTTTTAGAAAAATATTATCCTGATGATAATCTTGTATCAAAGCATAAAATTTCTTATCAAGATTATAATGATGAAGAAGATAATGAGGATAATTTTGAGACAGTTAGTTTTATTAAATCTCCACTTGACATCTGTAAAATATTACATTTAAACAGTATGAAACATCTATACACAACTTATGGTCAAAATTGTGTTTTTCCGTCGGTTGGTGCGACTATTAAAGATAACTTAGAAAGTGCTAGAATTAGACACAAAAAATATTCTAAATATTTAGAAGAACACTTACCAGTTCAAGAACAAATTGATGATATTATGACGCAAATTGATTTTGAAACTTAATTTTGAAACTTAATTTTTTATCAACCCATTAAAATTTATTATGTTTATTTATTATATGGACACTTTTTTATGTATTCTCATTGAATGTGATAATACTAAATCATTAGGAAAATCGTGTGAGCGTGATTTGTTCAATATTTATACTCAACTAATAATGAACAAAACCGAACCCAATAATATTTATATTTTAACAAATAACACACTATTTTTTATTCAAAAAAATATTTCAACAAATTTATACAATAATAATGTTAGTAATCTAGACAATATTCTTAAAAATAATAAACATTTTAGTTCATTTTATTTTCATATTTCTGGACACGGATATTTAGGCAATGATATTAGACATATAGAAATAACAAATAGATGCGAACAAATAGTGTTGTCTTCTGGCATTCTAACAGATTATCAATTTAATGACTTACTAATAAAATATATTGATAGAAAATCTATAATAAGAATATCAGTTGATACGTGTCATTCTGGAACATTTAGTAATTTTTGTTATAAATTAACTGATAAATATACACACAAACAAGTCACAAAAAAAGAACCATATTTTCAAGATGCGTATAGTATTAGTGCGTGTAATGATAATGAATTAGACTCATGTGATATTGGTAAAGTAGGATTTGGTGGGTCTCTTACAGTTCATCTATTGGATGACAATAATTTTAATGAATTTATTTTTGGTGATAAAATAAAAGTCAAGAATAATTTATGTAAAATTTTAAAGTTATTAAAGCAAGAACCAATATTATTAGTTGATATGATTTAGTTTGTGTTATGTTATTGTTTATTTTATTCATAATAAATATTATTATGAATAATTATTATGAAATTTTGGGATTAGAAAAATCTTGTTCTCAGCAAGATATTATGTCAGCATATAAACAAAAAGCATTAATATTTCATCCAGACAAAAATAAACAAGGAGGCGAAAAATTCAAAGAAATTACTCAAGCGTTTCAAGTATTGTCAAATCCAGAAAAAAGAAAAAATTATGATAATTCTGGTGTTGATGCTGACGGTTCTATTATTGATTTACAAGAAATTGTTGATGATATTTTAGAAAAGAATAATGAAGAAATACCAAATGTTATTATTAATCTAAATGCTACTATTCAAGAATTATACACAGGTATTACAAAAGAAATTAATTTTATTAGATTTAGTCCGTGTAATAAATGTGATGAATTAGAAACCGAAGTCAATTGTGTTAAATGTGATGGCAAAGGATTAATCCTAAACACTAAAAAGGGAGGCAAATTAGGATTTGTTATTAATGAAAAAAAATGTGATATTTGTAATGGTGATGGATTAAATCCTGATATTATTAAATGTAGTACGTGTAATGGAAATAAATATATAAAAGAAAATGTTTGTTGTGATGTTGATATTCCGTGTGGAGCGTATGACAAATATTTTATTACATTAGAAAATGAAGGAAATTGGATACCAGAAAATGAAAGAAAAAATAATAATGTTAGAACAAAAGTAATTGTTGTTATCAGTGAGACAAATAATATTCCAAATATAAAGAGAGGAATGTTTATAAAAGAATTGAATAGAATTAATAAAGCAGATATGTTAATTAATGTTTCTATCAGTTTTGAAGAAGCAGTATGTGGAATGAAAAAAAATATAGAATTAATTAATAATAAAAAAGTTGGAATTGAAATAAAAGAATTCATAAATAATGGTGATATATTTGTAATAAAAAATTGTGGATTTCCGGTTCTTGAAAATGAAAATGAGTTTGGTGATTTATTTATTATGTTTGATATTATTAAACCAAATTTATCAATACAACAGAGAAAAAAAATGTGGCAATTAATAACTGGAACATCGTATCAAGAATTTGAAGAAATAAATAATATAAAAGAATTATGTAGTTTCGAAGATTATGTTATTTCATTTAATCAAGGCGACTAAGACGAAGGGCAAGCATACTTTGGGCGCACGCAAAATCAGCAGGATGGGCGTATGCGATGTGTTTAATCATATCATGTAGTTGCCCAAACACCATTTTACATTCTGCGCATTTGAAATCTTGTTTGTGTTGTATTTGGTAATGATAACGTAGTTTTTGAGTTGTATCAAATGCTAGATTACACTCCGAGCATATACGAGGATTAGGGGAAGTACATCGCACAATACAAGACAAATATTCTTCTTTAGTAGCAGAACTCTTGTTACAATACTGACACGAAAATGCCATTTTTAAATTTATATATATGTAAAAATATTTATATGTATGTATTTTCAATTTTTAACATTTGAATGAAAATAATATTTTTTATTTTCACATAGTCTAATAAATTACTTATGTTTTTGATTTCTTTTGAATTGAAACGTATTCAAAGTAAAAATTTAACTTTTTAGAACGTGAAAAATATTTTCTTATTATTCTAGATTATCTATAAATTTGTTATTTATTATAAAATATCGTTTTGGATTTATTCATCTATATATATCTTATGTTAATTCAAAAATTCCAAACTCTAATAATTTATCATATTCAATACATATTGCTAATGATGTTAGTAGTAATGTAGCATAATATATACTAGTTTTTCCAGTGTCAGAACAATATCTTAAATTGTCCATAGATTTTTAGGAATACTATATTTACAAATTTTAGGAATAGTTCTAAATAAGAATGTTCATTTTTTATTTTTTTGTATGTTGGTGGATTTTATGGTTCGCTATAGTAGTGCATCATATTATAGTGAGTGAGATAAATAATTTAGTGAATAATATATAAAGTTTATTTTGCCAACTGGCAATATTATTGTCGCTTAGGATCTTTCTGTCCTCCCCATTTATGTGCCGGAACACCACCAATCTTCTTGGGATCTACCTTGGTCGAAGCAGATTCAGAGAACGCAGTAAGTAGAAGTGCAGCAGCACAAGCACCAGCGATTAAGGCTCCCCAGAAAGTACACGGTTTTTCCGTGCGGAGTGTGTCAGCTGAGGCAACCAACTCCGTAGCAGTATTGCACGCCACCGCACAAGTAGCGGAAATAACTGGTGAAGCGCTATCTTTAAGCGCTGAAATTGCGTCAGCACTTTTTGATGAGATTGACAAACTAAACTGAGTGAACTGCTCCACAATGGATTGCCCCTTAGAGACAGGTTGCTCCTCAGGGACAGGTTTATCCTCCGGGACAGGTTTATCCTCCGGGACAGGTTTATCCTCCGGGACAGGTTTATCCTCCGAGACAGGTTGCTCCTCAGGGACAGGTAGCTTCTGAACAAATTTCTCCAGTTGTGGCAAAGACATTCTGCGGCTAGATGATTACAATCAAATAATGGAAATCACAATACCTACATTTTTTCAATTTTTTGCCCCATCTATGTTTTTATTATAATACTAATAAAAACATAACAATACTAAATTACTCATCATTTTCCTTCTTACTTTTCTTCTTATTAGTAACAAAATAGATAATAACCCCAATAACAACCATCGCACCAACAAAATATAATGTATTGTATGACATTGAATAACCATATAGTTGAAAATTATTAGTTCTTACTATATTTGTTGGCGTTAATGTTGGCATTAATTTTGGCATTACTTTATTTACTGGTTGTGCCACTTTAACTGGTTCATCACTTGCTACAGATAAAACTGGTTCAAATGGTTTTGATATTTGGGGTTGTCTCTTTTGGAGATTATTAATAATTTCATCAGCGTCCAAATCATTGACAACTCTTAGAACATCATTAATATCCATATTTTCCATTTATAGTGTTATAATCTAAATCAATTTATTATATATGATTTAATAAACACAAAATAATATATTATCATAAATGAAAGAATTACAACATATTGATGATGATTTGGTTTATGATATTATAATTGGCAAGAATGCTCAAGAGAATTGGAATATTATAGACAATGCTAAAAATGATGACTGGTGGTTTCATATTGATGATTTCCCTTCGTGTCACGTAATATTGAAAACAATAGAAAATATTAAACCAAGCAAAAAAATAATAAATTATTGTGCTTGTTTATGTAAAGAAAATTCAAAACTAAAAAATAATAAGAATGTAAAAATTATTTATACTCAAATAAAAAATATAAAGAAAGCAGATATTGTTGGTTCTGTTTATACTAAAAATACGAAGATTATAAAATGTTAGTATCATTGATTTCATCATTAATATCACGAGGAAGACATTCTTCTGTTTTTATATATAAATCAGCAATAGTTCCATTATTTGTGATTAGTTTATTACATCCCATATTGTCAATTAATTTTTCAGATTCGTGAGGTGAATTATTATGTCTAATATTATCTGGTCTGATAATTTTAAATATTTTTCCTCCTTGTTGTTTTATAAATCTGTATTCATTTTCAAATCTCACATCAGTGATAACTATTTTTGTTTGTCCTTGTGAAATTAAGTCATTTATTTTCTTACCAACAACTCTTATCCAAATATCATTGTTTATATTATTGCAAAATTTAGGAAGAGTATTTCTAAATAATTCAGTTCCAACAGTTTGTAATATTTCTCTTGGTGTATGTTCCCAATAATTATCAACTGTTTCTTTTAATTCATCGCCATTTAATTGTTCATCAGTAAATCCAAATATTTCTCGACAAGCATTTTTCAAAGCATCAGCAAAAGCTACTCTAATATATCCTCTATCTACCATGTATTTACCTACCGTGTCCTTGCCCGAGCGTTTGCGTCCGGTAAGTCCAATTATTGTGACATTGTTTCTGTTCATTAATTATAATATATTATCTTTATTATTCTAAGACTTTAAATTTCAATTTTTATCATATATATAAGTATATGAGTGATATAGAAAACACATATAATTTGTATAAAGATGATTTTATTAAGAATTATGAAGAACTTAAATTAAAATTTGATATTATTATAAGCAACCTAGATAATCACAAAAATAATATTAGTAATCTTGAAACATTATTTGATAACAAAAAGAAAGAACTGGTAATAGAATATAATGATTTAATAAAAAAATATGATGATAATATTACAGAACTTGAGAAAAATTATGAAGAAAAAGTTAATAAAATTAGAGAAAATTATAAAATCAAAAAAAATAAAGAAATAGAAAAGTATAAGATTGAAAGATACTTACAAGATAATAAATTAGTGGTATTATCTCAAATTGAATATGATTATTTATTAGAAGAAAGCAAAAATAATAAAAACTTATGTAAATTATTATAAATCTCGTGTAAATATTATAATTCTTGCATAATAATTGTATCAGTAATTTGTAATTTTATTATACAACCCATTGGGAAAACATTATTTTTACAATAATCAAGTTCATTTTTGGTTTTTAGCATTTCGCAATATTTATCTTTGTATATTTCTTTATACAAATTTATTAACAAAGCATTTAATGTTGTTAAATGTGTTATATAAATGCCATCTTCTTTTAGCATTTGTTTTGTCAAATCTTGGGTTCTTATTATTACATCCTCATAAGTCTCTTTTTTGATAATTATTTTTTTGTCAAGCAACCTATAATTATCTGACATTTTATATTTTTTTAATATTTTATGTATTGTTTGTATATCATCATAAATATCTTTTCTTGATATCTCTTGTTTATCAAGTTGAACTATTAATTTAGTTATAATCCCCAAAATATCTGTAATATCATCATTAAATACATAAGACTGTAAAAAAATTATGAAAATTTTTAATTGTTCTAATAATTGAGAGTTGGTTTTGTAATTAATAATATTATTCATAAAGTATTGATGTAAATCATTGTAAAAATTTGTTGATGATAAACATTCTATTGTTGGTAATTTTTTTTTCATCGAATAATGTGATATATTATTGCCAATATATTCGTATAAAGTATTATCAAGATTAATAATTTTATTATTCTTCTTAGCATACGGGTATATTGTCTGTATAGTTCTTAACATTGGAGAACAATAAATTGGCAAATCTTTGTCTGTTATAAGTGTGTCAAATTTAGTTAGAGCACTATTTATGCCTTCTGGTGTTAGACTACATTCATTTAATCCGTCGTTAAAACGTTTTTCGTGTCTTATTAAGTAAATTATACGCATATATTATTTGTATATAAGTTGTTATTTATAATGATAATAATTATTAATTATGAAATGTAATATTATAATGAGTGCTAATATTATTGAACAAGATGAAACAAAATTTTTTGCTACATTTTATGGAGTTAAGGATTGGTTAGCACACGAATTTAGACACTTGGGATGGATGGTTCTTGCTTTATCACAAAATCATCCTGAGAAACCATATGCTTATGCTAAATCCCTGGAAAGAATGATGAGGGAGATTGATAATAAAATTAAATTAATTCCTGCTAATGATACTATTAAACACGCTGATTTTAAACAAATGAGAAAAAATCTTGAAGTATTAATTGAAGCAGCAAAAAAACTTGGTATAACAACTGACTTGAAAATAAAAGTATGTAAGTCAGCAATAGCAGGAGGCAAAAAAAAGAGAACCAAAAAGAGCACTAAAAAGAGCACTAAAAAGAGCACTAAAAAGAGAACTAAAAAGAGAACTAAAAAATAATTATTTTATAATAAAAGAATAATATATAAATAATGAAATTAATTATACCGGAAGTTCCCTTTACTGATTGGAATGATAAATTGAAAATATATAGAGAAATAATAATAAAAAAACCAAAGAAAAATACATTGAAAAAAATAATGCCTTTATGTGTGGCATCTTATATAAAATACAATGATTATCCACAGAATATTTTCAAAAATAATTTAGAAAATATACAAATATTAGACAATAAAAGTAAATTTGCTAAATTTATGATTGAACTTGCTGTTGAGAATATTCCAGAAACTATTTATTATAATTTTACTAATACACAAAATGAAATTGAGACTTATAATAATAATATAGAGACTAATTTAATGATTTACAAACCAAATGTTTCTTATGGTGGTATTGGTATTAAGATTATCAATAAAATTATTTATGATAAAAATATTATAATATCAAAATATATTAAACATAAGAAAAATTATGTAGGGCATTTTTTGGTATTAGATGGTATTATCCAAAGTAAAATTTATTTTTTATCAAAGGAAAAATTTAAGGGAGGAATTAAAAAGGGAAGAAGTAAAAAATATGTAATATTGGATGTCATTGATTATGATGATAGTATTTTTCATAGAATATTTGAGAAATTAAATTATTCAGGATTTGCGTGTGGTGAGTTTATTATTAAAGATGGCATAATAAAAATATTCGAGATAAATCCAAGAATGGGAGGAAGTTTAGTGCATGATAAAGAATGTCTTAATATATTTATCAAAAAATTATTAGGGTTGTTTTAGATAATCATCGCGCGCACATTTTTCAGCACAAGTAAGTTCATTATCGCCTAATCCAGCAATACTCTCAAAGAAAATTCTTCTGATATTTTGTTTAAAACTTGTAAAAGAACGTTTAACATCATCACACAAATTATCTTGTGAGATTGTGCGAAAGTCTGTTCGCTCTTGTTTTCTCTGTAATGATTTATCTATTTGAGACATTTTTTAATTTGATTGCTATATATTATTATTTTTTAATATATACATTTTTTCATTTTTTTTATAATATCTAGACTGCCTTATGAACCAAATTATTAACAAATTCATTTCCTTGTAAATTTAGTTCAGGATACATATTTATTCTATCATTATTCCAAGAACGTTTTTCCATAAGAACATGAGTGCTTTGTGCTGGAACACGATTATTAGAATAGGGCATACTTGAATTTTCTGCAGGTCTCCATGTAATTTTTAATGGATTTCGTAATCTCATAACTGTATTATCAAGTGTCCAACCTTTATTCACACCAACTTTTGTGGGTGCTCTTCCTTCTTCGAGTGCTTCCTTTGCTCCATTAACCATCATATTTGAGTATTGTCTTCTTGAACCTTGATTATTTAAGAAATGTTTGGAATGACCCTTTATTTCAGTAGTATGTATTTCTCTCATTGTAGTATCAGGCACATCATTGTAATTAATTGCTTTATAATCTTTTCTTGAACCATTTCCAATATGCCCTGCTCTTTCTGTTCTCTCGTGAATATTTCTCTTGGTAATATTGGGTGTATCGTTATAGTCAATTGCTTGATATCCATATTTATCTCCTTGAATATGCCCTGCTCTTTCTGTTTTCTCGTGAATATTTCTTTTTGTAATATTGGGTGTATCATTATAATCAATTGCTTGATATCCATATTTATCTCCTTTAATTTGCCCTGCTCTTTCTGTATTTTCGTGAATATTTCTTTTTGTAATATCTGGTGTATCATTATAATCAATTGCTTGATATCCATATTTATCTCCTTTAATTTGTCCTACTCTTTCTGTATTTTCGTGGATGTTTCTTTTTGTAATATCTGGTGTATCTTCATAATTAATTGCTTTATATCCATATTTATCTCCTTGAACTTGTCCCGCTCTGTCAAAATTCTCGTGAATATTTCTTTTTGTAATATCTGGTGTATCTTCATAATTAATTGCTCTGTATTCATATCTATTTCCACCAAATTGCCCGGTTCTGTCATATTCATTGTGAATGTTTCTTTTTGTAATATCTGGTGTATCTTCATAATTAATTGCTTTGTATTCATAACTATTTCCTTGAATTTGTCCTGCTCTGTCATATTCATCGTGAATGTTTCTCTTAGTATTTTCTGGTGTGTCATTATAATTTATTGCTTTGTGTTCATATCTATTTCCTTGAATTTGTCCCGCTCTGTCAAAATTCTCGTGAATATTTCTTTTTGTTATATCTGGTGTATCTTCATAATTAATTGCTTTGTATTCATATCTATTTCCACCAACTTGCCCGGTTCTGTCATATTCATTGTGAAAATTTCTTTTTGTAATATCTGGCGTATCTTCATAATTAATTGCTCTGTATTCATAACTATTTCCTTGAATTTGTCCTGCTCTGTCAAAATTCTCGTGAATGTTTCTCTTCGTATTGTTGGGTGTATCATTATAATTTATTGCTTTGTGTTCATATCTATTTCCTTGAATTTGTCCTGCTCTATCAAAATTCTCGTGATTGTTTCTCTTCGTATTGTCGGGTGTATCATCATAATTAATTGCTTGATATCCATGTTTTCCTCCCTGAATATTTCCGGATCTGTCATAAACATTATTTATATCACGTAATGTTGTGTTAGGTGTAAATGATTTGCTATTATGTCCTTGTCCTGCGAAACTTTCATAACCTACTACATTGCGTTGTGTGTCATTAAGATAGTTTTCTTTTCTAGATGGAGCGTAATTCGCTCTGTATTTTCCTGGTGTTATTCCCGTTGTATTTGCTTGTGCTACACCAATAACAACATTACTTTTTACACCTCTATTATCAGTAGCAAGTGTAGATTTATCATAATTGCCATAAATTGTAGGAGCAGAAATATAAGACTTACCACCTTTAATCATATCTGCTGTTCCTCTTTCTGAAAATGTTGGTGCTTTGTATTGAGATACTGTGCCAATAATTGCTCCATTTGGGTTTTGTGCTACCGATGGCCCAGAATAAGAACCATAAGATACTTTTGGTTTTGATAAAGGTCTGAGTTCATTTGTAGTGCGCGGAACTACTCTATACATATCGTGATATCCGTGTTTGCCAACACCATTATAACCGATGTCTAAACCGGGTGTTACCTTAACTTGTTGAAAGGGTAAATCATTATTTGTGTATTTCCCGGCAAAATATCTGGATTGCATCTCATCTGTTCTCACCGGGTCTCCATATAAGTTAGAAGCATTTGTTATTGGTTCAAATAATGGGGTTCGTTCTATCTTTTTTTTCCACATTGGATCATTATTGCCAGTAAATGTTTCTAGTTTCATATTATTCACCATATTTCTTTTGGCTTCGTGAATCGCATTGGGGCCTCTTCTAACAAATGGCTTCATATTCTCATGTATAAAGTCAGGTGAGTTAGCATCAACAATTCCCAAAGTGCCGTCATTATTAAATTCCTCATATTTTGAAAAATCATTTGCTAATTCAAAATTTCGTTCTAATTCATTTCTTTTTACTAAATCACTTGTGTCATTTATGCTATTGCTTGATACTGTATGACCTCCATTGTCAAATGTCATTTTGTCAAATTGTTTGCCCCAAGTATCTGTCTCACAAAATTTATTTCTTTTGACAATTCTATTTTCATATTTTGTGTTATTCTGCATATTTTCTATTTTATCTAACTCATTATTGTCATCACTTGATATTGACATTTTGTCTGAATTATTGCTACTTCCCTCATCCGAAAATTCTGAGTCACTATCATCATCTTGAAATTTTCTGTAATTTCTTGGAACAATATTATGTTTGCCACTTAACATTTTTCTATATCTATTTTGTGCTGTATTTGAATAGACATTATCAGCGATATTTACATTTCTTGATTCATACATATCAACTGTATTTTTTATACTTTTCATCACTTTATTATTTTGTTTTTTCATATAATAAGATTATATAATTTATTATTTATTATTATCATATAAATAAGAAACATAAAAATTGAATTCTAAATAGTTAGTATTATTATTAATTTATTATACAAAATGGCATTTATAACTAATAAACTCGATGATTATTTCAAGATATTTGAAAATCCTCATCAAGAAAATGTATCAGAAGAATATTGTAGTGATAATGAAATAGAATTAGTTCAGGATAAAATAGTAAATGATGAGGAAATAGAAATAGATGAATTAAAAGAAGATTTAATATTTCAAATATTGGATATTGATTATTATCATAGAGAAGATAGCGATAGTGAAAAATTTACAATTATGTTATTCGGCAAAACACAAGACAATAAGTCTGTATTTGTAAATGTTGATAATTTCAATCCTTATTTTTATGTTGAGATTGATAATGCGTGGAAACCAAACACAATAAATAAAATTATTAATGACATCAAAGCAAAAGTATATAAAAAAGGTGTGGATAAAAAGAAACTTCAAGAAGGTTTAATTTCACATAAAATTGTCAAGAAGCATTTGTTCAAAGGATTTACAAATGATGAATTATTTAGTTTCATTGAATTGAAATTTGATAATTATGACGCTATGACTGCTTATGCTAATGTTTTTTCTAAAAATCACGAATTATTATACATATCAAGGCATAGGCATATTAGTTTTAATTTGTATGAATCAACAATACATCCATTTATTAGATTTTTACATACTCAAAATCTTGATCCATTAGGATGGTGTAAAATAGAAAAATCAAAATTTAAAGAATTTGACAGCGAACATAGAAAAGGGCAAACTGACATAAATATTACTTGCGATTATAATGATGTTATTAGACACGAAAGTAATGAAATATTAAAATTCAAAATTCTTAGTTATGATATTGAAGTAATGTCAGAAGATGGAAAATTTCCGCACAATAGAGACGGAGACAAAATTATTCAAATAGGAATGACGTATAATTATTTGGGTGATCCAGAATGTTTTAAACAGGTTATATTATGTCTTGGCAAAACAAGTAAAATAAAAGGATCAATTGTAAAATGTTATGACACGGAAGAAGATTTATTATTAGCAATGACAAGTGAAATAAAAAAGAATGACCCTGACATTATAACCGGTTATAATATTAATGGATTTGATTGGGATTATCTGAAAAATAGAGCAGATAAACTAAAAATATATAATAAATTTAGTAGATTTAGTAGAATCAGCAATTATGTATGTAAATATGTTGAGAGTGTTTTAGAATCGAGCGCTCTTGGTAAAAATAATATGAAATATTACAACACACCAGGAAGAATTAATATTGATTTGATGAAAGTAATTATGCGAGACCATAAATTAAATAGTTATACACTAGACAATGTAGCATCAGTCTTTGTTAGAGATGATATTATAAGTGTTGAGAATATTGATAATAATAAAATAAAACTAAATGTAAAATCAACAGAAGGAGTTAGAAAAGATGATTACATAGGAATTTATTATAATGATGGAGCGTCTGATAATAAAATATGTAAGAAAAAACAAATCAAAGAATTAACAGAAAATACAATAATAATTGAGATTGAAGATGGCGAAAAAATAAATATCAGTGAGTATCTAGAGAATGACACAAGTGTTTTCTGGTGTAGTGCGAAAGATGATGTAAAAGCAAAAGACATATTTCAAATGTATGAAGGAGGCAAACCAGATGATTTGGCATTAATCGCAAAATATTGTTTGAAAGATTGTACATTATGTAATAGAATTATGTCAAAACTAAATATTCTGCCAAATAATATTGGAATGGGTAATGTATGCTGTGTTCCATTGACATATTTATTTGTGAGAGGACAAAGTGTCAAAATTTTTAGTCTGGTAGCAAGGCAATGTCGATTAGAAAATTATTTAATCCCAACTAATAAAAAAAAGTGGGTCAATAAAGAAGAAGAAATAAAAGATGAAAAGAAATTCAATTCATTTGTCCAAAATCTAATTAAAAATGATGGTGATAATTCTGATGATGAAGAGGATTCGTGGTATGAAGGAGCAACTGTTTTAGAACCAATTCGAGGCATTCATTATGAACCTGTATCAGTTGGTGATTATGGTTCATTATATCCATCATCAATGATTGAAAAGAATTTTTCACACAATTCAATTGTATTAGATCCAAAGTATGATAATCTTGATGGATATAAATATCATACACAATCATATAATAATAAAGATGGTTCAATAACAACTTGTCGATATGCTGAAAAATTATCAGGTGAAAAAGCAACTATCCCAAGAATTCTAATGAAATTATTGAGTGAAAGAAAGAAATACAAAAATATGAGAGATGATGAACCAGATGAATTTAAAAAAGCAGTTTTTGAGGGATTACAATTGGCATATAAAGTAACTGCGAATTCATTATACGGGCAAACTGGCAGTAGTGTTTCGCCAATATCAATGAAAGCAATAGCTGCTTGTACAACTAGTAGAGGCAAAGATATGTTATTAAATGCGAAATATTTTGTTGAAAATCATTTGAAAACTATTATTGACTTAATAAAAGATAGTGTTGAGACAAATAATGACATTAAATATTTGGAATTTATGAGAGAATATTATGAAAAAATACCAGACAATAAAGTTGTCAAAAAAAATACTTATGGAAATAAAGAAGAATATTTTCAATGGTTGAAATTGAAAGTTTATGGAATTATTAAAACTTACAATATTAAACCATTGTGTATTTATGGTGATACAGACTCGGTATTTTTCAAATTGAATTTGACAGACAGAATTACTGGAGAGAAAGACATCAGTAAGACTGCTTTACAAACATCAATTGATATTTCAATACATTTATTGACAACTTATAATTATACTTTGGATACACCCCAAACACTTAATTATGAAAAAACATTTCAACCAATGTTGTTAATCCAAAAGAAAAGATATTTGGCTAACAAGTATGAATATAATAATAAAGATTACTCTTTAAAATATATGGGTATTTCTTTGACAAGACGAGACTCAGCAAATATTGTAAAAAAAATATTAATCGGTGTTATCGATCAAATATTAAATAAATTCTCATCAAAAGGAGCGGTCGAGCACGTTGATAGGTCTTTATTAAAAATTATAAAAGGGGAATACGATATTGAGAATTTTATTTTGACTAAAAACATAAAAGATAAAGAATGCTATAAAGATTACACAAGAATAGCACACGTAATGCTTAATGAAAGAATGAAAGCAAGAAATGATCCAATTCAATATGGTTCAAATGAAAGAATAGCATTTTTATACATAGAAAATGATAAAAAGAATGTTTTACAATCAGAGAGAATAGAACATGTAGATTATGTCATAGAAAATAATATAAAAATAGATTATCTCTTTTATATTTTACATCAAATTCAAAAACCTATCGAACAAATTCTTGAACTTATTATTGACAAACCCAAAATTATATTTAATAAATTCATTATGATAGAAGAAAATAGGAGAAGTGGGATTGAACCAATTATGAAATATTTTAGCAATAGTAGCGAAAGTAATTTAGGAAGTAATGTAAGCATAAATGATGATAATATTATTATTATTGAAGATAAACCAAAAACACCCAAGAAAACTAAAAAGAATGTAATTAAAAAAGATATAAAAATAAAAATTGATGATTTCTTTATTGACTAATTTTGGGATGTATCGTATTACCCATCAATTATGATTTTATCTTATAAATGTATTATGACTGCTACTTCTACTAAGTATTATGGTGCTGCTAATGTTATGCTTTATTCAACTAATGATACAACATTACTCCCTGCTAGTTCTTATGGATTAGCGCTTGCTAATATTATAAGTGTTGATATTGGTTCTGCTGTTGTGGCATTAGCTCAAAATTGCTTTTATGAATGTTCTAATCTGACATCTGTATCATTTAATGGCAATACTACTATAACAACATTTGGTGAGGGGTGTTTTTCTACTTGTGGTATCACATCAATTGTCATTCCATCAAGCGTAACAACAATTGGTCCGGGTTGTTTTGCTTTTTGTGGTTTCACATCAATTAACATTCCATCAAGTGTAACAACACTTGGTCATAATTGCTTTTTTGGTTGTCCAGCATTAACTACAATTAATTATGAGAATCCAAGTATTATTGTAACCAGTCAAAATATTCTTAATGGCAATGGTATATCACAGCAGACAACTGTGAATTTTTATATGACTCCATCTGCTCCATCTGCTCCTGCTTCTGTAAGTTCATCCTCTGTATATTACACACAACATTACCTTAACGGAACAATATTTTATTATTTTAGTGGTGAAATGCCAGTTATTTGTCTAGATGAAAATACTTTAGTTTGTATTGATTTAGAAAATAATTATGTGCCAATTAAAGACATCAAAAGTGGTGATATGGTTGTTGATTATTCTGGTAATTTAGTTCCAGTATTGTTTAATATTTGTTCTGGGGAAACTGACAAATTTGTGAAAATTAGCAAGGACGCTATTGGCACTAATAAACCTAGCAGAGATATTTTTATAACAAAGGGTCATCCTGTTCTTACAAATGGTGGCAGAGAATTCCCGTGCCAAAGATTGATTAATAATAGAACCATTACTTGGAATACTTTTGACAAACCTCACAGCGTATATAATATTTGTACCGAAAAAAGAATATTCATAAAAATGGAAAATATGTATGTTTGTACGTGGGCGAAGGATGAATACGAAAAATTTATTAAAAAATATAATGTTGTTTGTAGGGGTCGTAAATAAAAAAATAATTTGTCAATATAACGAAAAAAATATAATTTCATATAGTATAATAAATGTCATATCAACCCGCAGGAATTTACGCTAGACAACGTTATGATGATTGTCAGACAATGCAATTACTAAATGAAAGCACTGGTCCTTATTTGTATAGCATCTTTCAACCAAAATTTGAACACAAAGACAGATGTATCTATAAGAAATATCCCCAACCATTTGCGGCTCGTTTTGTTGATAATGAAAGTGATTTATCTGGAAGAAACAAACCCAACTCAAAATGTACCGGTGGCAAATATCCATTCTTTAAGTGTGATACTTGTGTAGGCACTTTTGAGGGCAATAAAAATGCTGTTGTTCTCGATCCTGATGTTTGCCCCATTGTTTTTAATAATCGTTATCAGGGTGGAAGTGGTATCCCCAATATTGAAAAAGTAGAATGCTCTGGAAGACGAGTATAATTTAGTTTATTTTATTTTATTTATTCAAATAAAATATTATTACACGAATGGGGAAATAAAAATTAATTTACTATATAATCTATAATTAAAATGAAATCATATCCAATCAAAAATACAAAACAAAATATTGGTATGTTAGATTTAGAAAGAAATATGACACATCATAGTTTCAGAGAAGAAGAAAATGATAATATTGAAGAATTTGACAGAGGTATGCCAGCAAGAACAACATTTAAAGTAAAAAAGCAATTATTAAATGAACATAATAATCATAATGATTTTGACTTGTTTGATAAAATTGACACTAAAACAGCAAAAATATTACACAATGAAACTATGTCTCAAGATGGAGAATTTGCTGATTTATATAATGAACAAAACTTAATAACAAAAGAAAATAATACATTTGAGACTTGTATTAATGATGTAAGTAGTACTACTTGTTGGATGAATTCTATTTTTTACAATTTAAATAAAAAAACTTTTGTTGTTAATGGATTTGGATTATTTATGGGTTTTGGCACTTTGTATATGTGTAGTGATAATAAAACTAAATCAAGTCTAAAAGAATTTTTCAGTTTTCAAAATCCTAAGTTTTTAAATGCTGGATTATTGACATTGCGAGAAAAAAATAATAATGTTAGAAGTCAAATTACAATGGATAATTATTTATTGTCTGACAAATCATTAAATGTTAATATTGAGAATATGAGTAATCTAAAATCATTAATTTTTAGTATTGTTATAAATAATGAATATATTGATGAAGAAACAAAAAGAGTAAATAATATAATCAGGTCTATTTCTAATATTGATAATATTATTAGTAAAAATACTTTAAGTAAATCAAATCTTAGTCTTATTACAATTGCTAAGATTAATCCCATTTGGAATCACAAAATAGATAGTGTCACTAAAAATTATCATAATAATGAGTTGATTAAATTTATTAATTTTAATAACAAAAAATTTGATTATTATGAAAACAAAGAAAAAGCAATTATTGAAATACCAATGATGGATAAATCATTTGTTGTTGGATTGATTAATTATAAAAATAATAATAAAGATAATTTTACTAACTTTGATGAATTATCATTTTGTATTAATTATTTGAAAAATCAAACTATCACTCTTGTATCAATACCAACCATAAACCAAAGATTTAAAACAAGAATGAATACCATATTAATTAACAATGGTTTGAATAATATTTTTGATAATTGTTCTATAAAAAAATTATTTAATACTAATAATCTTGATGATTGTCTTCAATATGTTGATATATGTTTTGGCACTAAATGTACCAATAAAACAAGTAAGAATGATAGTTCTGGAACTAAAAGTTTTGTGATTAGCAAAAATTTTGAGTTTTATATTAGAAACATTGAGCATAATTGTGTTATTATGATGGGATATTTATAGATAATAATAATATAAGTATTATATAAATGGATATAGATTTAGCATTTGGAGAGTATTCAATGATGTTAGAACCAAGATTGCAAGAATACATGAGAAGAAAACAATTTAATAAACAAAATAATATCATTCCAGATATTGATGAAGAACAAGAATTTTCAATCTCCAAAAATGACATTGAAATAATTAATAGATACAAGAAAGGAAAAACTTACAGTAATATTTGTGGTGGGGATTATGTTAAAACAAGTAAAAAAATGGATGGTGCTATCACTGATAATAAATATGAGGATGACCCACGATTTCAAATAATGAAAGAAAAGAATATGTCAAATATTAGAGCAAAAAATATGATTACTGATTTTGAAGGAATTGACAAAGAATACACTATTTTTCACGAAACAAATCCTTACGACAGAAAGCAAAATATTAGAAATCCAAAAATATCAAAACCATATCACACAAAAGGCAACAATTTTATGATTGACAGTAAAGATGAAATGTTATATTCTCAAAATAATACTAATCTTTCATATAATCCAAATAATAAAAATAGATACTATCATCACGAACCTAAAATAGCATATAACCAAGTGCTAACACCCCAAATTAGCAACGGAGGATTAAAACATACTCGTAATGTAAATAATATTATTGGTAATCTTGACAATTATGAAAAACATCTTAATAATACGTATGCTTATATAGACCCTGATACCAAAAATAATAATAGAGAAAAAGAGCAAAATTATAGACAAGTTCCATTAATGTACGGACAGGGAATTGCTGATGTTTCATTAGAAGACTCAATGAGAGGCAATGTTAAAGACACTAAAAAGAAGTCAGCAGGATTTAAAAATCCATTTTCAAACTATTTTAGTTTCATATCAGAAGATATTTCATCACCCGAACATACAGTTAATATGAGACCAGTAAATACAAGAGGAGCAAATAAAGAAATAGCACGCCCCCAATCCTAAGATTGAATGCCAAGTTGCTTATTACGATACATATTATACGCTTCTGCTGGAACTTCTGGGAGTGTAACAAAACATGTGTAGTCTAGACTAGAGCCATATGTTTGAATTACATAATCCACACTAATTTTTTCTATGACCTTGCTACTTTCACACCACAATTGAAACAGAATTCTATCAAGTTCAGACTCAACAAATATTTTAAGCCATATTGATTTGACAACTTTTTTATAAATTTGTGGTTGTTTAAGAGCAGTTGGCATTGTTAGACCACAACTTGTTATTATACGATACTCATTCCAAATACGATGGGTAATATATCTGAATTTTGCACAAAATTCAGCAAAATTTAGTTTATAACCATATTTTTCCACAATTTTAAGAGCAATCCCTGGTTGATATGTAGAGTATTCAATATCTTTGTCTTTAAGAATAGATGCCATATTTGAAACTAATTTGTTTATTATCATATAGTAATTATTCAGAATGATTTAATAATCAATTTTTTTGATAAAGAAAAACTAAATTACCCAATTGTATTTTTTGTTGTCATATAGCGTTGGGTTGCTTGGCACTTGCTTGATTGACACTTGCTTGATTGGCACTTGCTTGATTGGCACTTGTTTAATTGCTTGGTTGCGTGTTTGTTTTGTGCGCTGAGTTGCTAGGGAGTTTTGCTGTTCTGGGGGAAAATAAATTTCCCGATCAATGTGATCGATCATAATTTCAAACATTGGTGTTCGGGGAATTGGATGAATTGGGAACGAACAAGTGATCCAACCCCAATCAGTTGGGGCGCTTGTGTTTTCAAGAAATGGAGCAGTTTGTTGAATGTTAAGTTGCATGTTATCATACAGATAGTACGCTTCTGCTGGAACTTCTGGGAGTGTAACAAAATCAATGTAGTTCAGTTTATCACCATATACTTGAAATACATATTCCGCACTTAGTTGTAGTATTTTGGCGTTGAAACTTTCATACCAAAGTTGAAACAGAATTCTATCAAGTTCAGACTCAACAAATATTGGGGGCCATTTAGGTTTGACAACTTTTTGAAAAATCTGCGGCGCTTTGATTATAGTTGGATATGCTAGCCCATGATTTGTTAGAATACAGTACTTATTCCAAATGCTTTTACCGAATCTGTTGCAAAATTCGATGTATTGTAGGTTTATACCAAACTCTTTTACGATTTCAAGAGCACGATTTGAAATATTTGTGTAGTAATCATCATCTTTAAAAATGGATGCCATATTTGAAACTATATTGTTTATTATTATATATTACAATCTTCAATATAATCTAAAAATTCATTTTTTTTATAAAGAATAATGAACCTACATTAAATAACACAAAGTGTCCTTTATTAGAACTAATAAAATTTTTACAAATAATTGTTTGTGGTGTAAATCTAACTATTCCTGTAAAACATTTATATATGCTTTTTAGTTCTCTGCGTTTATCTTTTTCGATATATAATTTTAGTTTATTATTGGGATGTTTTCTAAAATTAGCATCAATCATAAAATGATATGTTTTATGTTTTTTTAATATGTATTTCAAATTATCAAATTTGTAAATTTGTAAAGGTTCATATATTGTATCTCGATGTGATATTGTATGTAAATATTTATTACATCCATTTATGTAAATATTAGTAGAATAACTCGACAACATATTGCTCATCGCTAGTCTATCAAATATATGACATACTGGTCTTTCATTTACATCATAACATTTGTGTTGTAAATTTAATATTATTTGTTTTTGTTTATTATTAATTTTTTCATTATAATATTCTCGCAATTTGTAAATATAACAGATTGAATTATTATAGTTTAAACTTAAGTATCCCAAAAAATTAAACAAAGAATAATAATATTTATTTGTGAATAACAAATTATTGATTTTACCTGGTTCAAGAAATGTGTCTATATATTGTAGCAAGTATTTATCATCCATTTATATTATATATATACTAATATACTAATATTATACATTTCATTTTTTATTGACGTCTAACACATCCAGTGCCAAGATTGCCACAATTTCCATTAGAATTAATCTCAATAACACGAGGTCTTTGTTTTGTTAGTCTATCTCGTGGATTAGTAGGATTAGTATCATTCTCCATTAAACGCAAATTAGGAACTTGCATTTTATAATTGTCTTTGGCGTCAAGTGATGTATTAATTCCCCAATCATAATAAATATTGGCTTGTGGGTCTTTGTTCAAATCGTAAAATCTATTAATAGGGCATCCTCGCATAAATAATGCTGGGTCTGTCATTTTAGTATGCGAGTAATCCAGATATCCAGAATCGCAAATTGGAACATCTTTTAGTCTAATCTTAGATAAATCAACGGGATTAACTTTGCCTTGTCTTGCTCTTGAACCTGGAACGTTTCTATTACTCATAATACTATCCATATCAACATTTTGCTGTCCTGCGGCAAGAACATCCCCAGAAAGTGAAGATACACCTACTCCCATTAATCCGCCACGTGGGCCATATAGATTTAATCGCCCCTTACAATTAAAGTTGTAGTTAGGATTGATATAATACGAGTATGGAGACGTGCTGTCATATACATCTTCAAGATATTTGTCATCATCATATTTTACACCTGAAAAATGTCCTGCGCTAATTCCTGCATTATTAAGTGCCATATTATAAACTATCTATATATAATATTTTTTGATTTATAGTATGAATAAAAAATTATTAGTTATTAAATATTCTTGCTAGCAATTATATTTTTCTTCTTTATTATTTTCTCTTGCTTACTAACTATATTTTCTTTTTTCTTTTCAGTATTTATAATTTTCTCTTGCTTACTAACTATATTTTCTTTTTTCTTTTCAGTATTTATAATTTTCTCTTGCTTACTAACTATATTTTCTTTTTTCTTTTTTGTTATTATATTTGAAATTTTTTCTTGTTTATCAACTATATTTTTTATTTCATAATTGTCTTTCTCCTCATTCTTCATCAATATAACTAATTCTTTTATTACATTTTGGTTTCTCTCAATTAAGTCTTCTGGAAATAATTTATTACTTGTTATTTTAAATATGTCATTAAACGATGTGTCTTTATCAATTAATTTTTTTAATTCTTCTCCCTTTTGTTTGTCATTTTTAGTGCTTGTGAAAATCTCATGTACTTTCTCAAGCAAAGTATCTGAACCGGTTGATAATACCATCTTCATTAATTTTCTTAGTGCCATATCTTGTGTTTTTAATGTTTGACTTATATTTGTATTAAGTTGTTCCATCAATGTGAAATCCATATCTAAGTTATATTTTGCTATGATATGGGGTTTGAGAACACGAAATTTAATATCATAAAATGTTTCTTGATTAAGACCTTTTTGTGCGGAACCTTCTAGTTTTTTAAGAATATATTCTGTTAGAGACATAATATAATAACCTAAGTATGTCTTATTAATTATTTTTTTAAACTCATTCTTAATATTAATTGTCCATCCATGGTGATTTACAAAAAATTTTCCATATATGAACGATATTATTTTATGCGAAACACCATCCTTATGTATTACCCAATCATCCACATTACTGTATTTGTCGATATATCCTGAAACATTACCTCCTCCAATTATAGGATATATTCCTTCCTCATAATTTTTTAAATATGACCCACCCTTAACATCACAAATATCTCCAAAAATATATTCATCATAATCCACATCCTTTTCTCCCATACTTGTCAATAATTTGATTGTGCTACATATTGATTTCTCTTTCAGTGCTTGCAGTGCTTGCAGTGCTTGCAGTGCTTGCAGTGCTTGCAGTGCTTGGTTTGATGGGTCAAGAACATCTAAATATAATTTTACTGTTTCGATTGATTCTGGTATGGGAATTTTAAATGATTTCATATTTTCTTTATTTACGTGTCCCAATGTTGAACCATTAAACATAAAATATATAAATTTTTCCCAATTATGTTTCAAATAGAAATATGTATATATAGTCAAATCATCACATATTTCATTATCATCATTTTTACATTGTATCACAAAATTATCAGCACTACAACTAAAATTTCTATCTAAAAATAGCGAACCAACACCACCAGTTCCGATAATCACACATAATTTGTCTTTGTAATCAAGAAAATCACATTTCTTTACTGTTGATGAAGAAGTGTAAAATGTATAAATTCCAGTATCATTTGCACATCCTGCTTTTCTATTTTTATGTGGATAGCAATAGATTTTTTCGCCATTTTTATTCAATAAATCTTTTCCGTTATCATCTTTTTTTGTTATAATATCATAAGTTATGAAATTATTCTCATCAAGATATTTAATGGTAAATCCCTTCTTAACAATAATATCATCCTTCATATATTTCTTAAAATTGAGACTATAATCTTTTTCAACAATAGTCTCATATGGAATTGTCATATATTCACCATCTTTCTTGTTCAATTGGTAATTCTCAGAAATAAATTCATATATTATTTTTCCAGTTTCAACATTAATAATATTTGCTCCAATTGCTTTTTTAGTTTCTTTATCGCTGATAACTTTTAATTCAGCAAATTTTATTTCAGTAGTTTTTTTGCCGGAATTTGTATAAGACACAATAGATGTTTTAGTAGTTGTATTAAGAAAGTCATCTTGGGGCAATGATATAATATAATTAACAGAATAATTTTCTATTAATTGAGTAGCAATAGGTGTATATTTGCCATCAAAAATTACACCATCTTTCAAAACACCAATATATACACCTCCTTTTTCTAACATTCCCATTCCGTGTAAAAGTGATAATGCTTCTTTATTATTGCCACCTATAATATGTTTATTGGGATGTGGAAATGTATATTTCTTATTGACTGTTCCAGTTTGCATAATATGGTTTATTGGTCGTCCAATTTCATCCAATTCTAAATTCATTGCTCCACCTCCATATGGGGGGTTTGTTAAATTATATTTCACTCGCAATGGTTTATGATCGGGATGATCGTATATTTTATCTTTACAAAATAAATCTCTATTTTTGATAAAATCATCTGTAAATGATGACGCAATACTTACGATATTAGACTCTTTGGCATTTTTTAAATTAAATGTTTTTGTTAAACACATAATATCAACTCTTGCTGATTTACAAATGTCTCTATCAGTATCAAAACCATAAATATTATCAATGTTTTTTTCCCAATTAATTTCTTTATCTTTGTATTTTTCTTGAAAGAATTTAATATATTCAATTAAAAATCCACCACTCCCGCAGAAAAAATCACCAACGGTTGGCACATTCCCATCTTCGTCTAATTCTGGATTTAGCAATGTTACAATAAATCTCACAATAATTCTTGAAGTAAAGAATTGTCCCAAATCTTCCATTTGAGAACCTCCTCTTTTGCCTTTATTTTTAGCAGTTACAAAACCTAAGAAATACTCATAAATTCTTCCTCCAACGTGATATTCATTAATAATTTTATCGTTTAAAATATCAATATATTCCAGAAATGTTTTTAATATTCGAATTCCATCCCCTCGACCTTTGTCATTTTCTTGAAATCTATCAAATATATCATTTGGAAAAGTCATAAAGATGCTTTTTTCTAATACTTCATTTTCTTTGATTTCTTTCTTTATTGCTTCAAGAAATTGTATTATTTCAATTGTAAAATTATTTGAATTAATCACTAAATCTTTAAATTTGGTATAGGATAATTTTCCATTAAAAATTTTATTACCTTTATCAATATTTTCTTCTTTATCAACAGATCCAATCATTTTCAAAACAAAGAAAAAGTTAAAAAACTGTAAAGCAGTCTTACCATATAATCCAAACATATCTCGCAAATAATCATGTATTCGATGAAAATGTTTGATTAAGTCTGTTTCATTTTTGATTTTGATATTCTTAGCATCATCAAACTTAGCGTTAGTAGTCTTCTTGGGTGGCATTTGTATATTGTAATAAAATAATAATAGAATATATAACATACCATATAAATTTCAATTTTTTTTGATAGATCAATTAAAAAATATAAATATATCAAAATTTTTGCCATATACTGATTTAAATTCTTCTAATGTTGGCGGTAAATTATGTTCTTTTGCTTTTGTTTCATAATTAGATTTTGTAATATTATATTTTTTACATATATATTTTACTTCTTTTGACGTGTTTATATACTTTTGTTTTTCAATACCTAAATAATCATTCCAACCTTTCCATATTGATTTATATTTAGTTTCTGGATTTGGTTCTAATTTTTTTGTTTTTATGTATTCCATATATTCCTCTTTTGATTCTATATTATAATATTCTTTATTATTTTTGGTGAATGCTTTATATTCGATAGATAATAATTTATCATCTGTCAAATTATTCTCTTTTTTAAATTTTTCTTCTAATTCAATTTTTACTTCTGTTTCAGTATCACTCATACTAATATCAACATCGTCAATATTAATATTAATTTTTAGTTTGTTATTTAATTGTAGAACAATAATTTTATCCTTCTTTTTGAATTCATACGTTCTCATAATCTTGTTATATTCATCAAGTAAATCACGGTCAGTCTGTTTTAATGTTGTATGATTATAAAAATCAGTATAATAACCAATTAATTTTTTTACAATACCTTTTATCGTAATTTGTTTATCATCTGATATATCATAATGGTCTATAACATAAGAAATCTTTTTTTCTGGATAATCTTTTTCTTCTTTTCTTTGAACGCGTCCAATACATTGAATAAATACACATTGACTTTTTTCTAGAACAAAATCTGCTAATACACAAGCACCAAGATATTTGATGTCAGAACCTTCGCGATATTTATTAGCACAAACAATAATACCATTTTTTATGTTTTTGAATTCGAGATAATCTTTTCCTTCATCGTCTGTTTGTGAATGATCCATATAAATATTTTCTTTCTTGATTTCTTTAATTTTAGTTGGCACTTTCTTTTTTAATTCTTCATACATTCTTGTTGTATGTTTTATTGTGCCACACCATAATATCATTTTTTTGTAAAACATTTTGCTCAAAACTTTAATAATACAATCGATACAACTATTAATATTTTCATCACTATATTTGTTGTCGTTTTTTATTTTTGTAGAGAACAAAAATATTTCAATATTTAGAATATCACCATTTGTAATTGCTTTGATATTATCATAATTTGACAAAATATTAATATCGTTATTATCATCAGGGAATATATTTCGTAATTTGTCATAATTTTTAGCTGATTTTATATTTCTTATTGGTGTCGCTGAGAGACCAATTATTTTTGTGTCTTTTTTACTAAAATATTCTAGCATTTCATAAGTTTTCTCACCTGTAATATTGTGACATTCATCAAACAATATCAAATTTGGCACTGGTAATTGTTTATATCTACATTTTTCGTTATTTATGTATTGCGTATTAATCAAAAATATTTTATTTTGTGTTGTATCTTTTATTTTTTTTATGCTGTTTATAATTTCTACTCTTTTTTCATCACTCGACACATCATAAATATCACAATCCCAAATATTAAAAATTTGTTCTTTTTTTAGAATGCGAAATAAGTTATAATTTATTTTATTATCATCACTGTAAAATGTTTGATGAATAATATTTTTGAAATTACATAATAAAAATATTACTTTATTTTCGTTTTCAAATACCGACCCCATAATTATAAATTGACAAATGGTTTTACCAGTTCCCGTAGCGTGGCATATTATCCCATTTTGTATTTCATTATCTTCAAAATATTTTTTGACTTGCTTTTGTGAAGCATTTAACTCAAAATTTGATTTTATATTGGTATCTTCTTTTTTGTTAATATATATTTTCAAATCATATAAATCATCTTCTATTTTCAGGTTATCATATATTTTTTCTACATAAAATTTTGTTATTTCTTTATTATTATTTGGGTCATTACTAAATAAATCATATATTTTTTCTTTTGCTGTGCTAGAATTTATTTGTAATTTTATAACATTAAACCAGAATTTAAAATAGGTGATATCTTTTGTTTTTATAAATTTTAACATTTTCATTGTTATATCTTCATATTCTTCAAGAATATCTGTATTCTCATAACCATCATCTATTTTATCATAAATATTTTTTATTTCTTTCATACAAGATTTTATTAGTTCATCAATATTGCTCATTTATAATAATTATTAATTGATAATATTAATTAATAAGTATTATGTTAGGAATTCAATTTTTTATTATAAATCAAAATCATCAAGAACCTCGTATATTTCTGTCATTTTTTCTTCATTTGTTATTTTACTTTTGAAACTCTCTCCTGCTACTATTTTTTTGTATTTTTTAGTATCATTATACATTTCATAATATTTCTTTTTACTAAAAATATATTTTACTATTTTATCAACTTTGTCTAAATCATAATTTATGTAAAAGCACATTAAAATATAACATAATTCTGGAATAATTTTATTATCAATATTGTCATTTTCAACAAACCAATTAATGAAAATCATAACCTTTTCATATAATTCTTTAACATCATTTTTTAGTCTAATCGATTTATAATTATGTTGTAAATATTTTGATATATTCAAATCAAGATAATTTATTTCTAAACTTTTTTTGTCAGCAATTAAGATGCATCTAATTAAGAAATACAAATAAAAACTTTCATCGTGTTTTAGTTTAGTTTTTTTATTTAGATTTATTTTGCTTATTAAATCTAATTGCGTTAGTTTTGCGAGTGATTTATTGGAACGAATAAAATTAGTAATTGGGGTATCTAAATTTTTCACTTTAACATAAGACTCTACTCTTTCACCATTTTGTAATCTATTAAATAAATCACATTTGAGTTTCATTGATAATCCATTTTTGGTTGTTGATTTAATATAGTGAAAACTCATTTGAAAATTATCAAAATTTTTTTTTTCTTCTTTTGTCATATTTCTACATTTTTTTGTTTTTGACATTTTTTTTAACCATGTAGCATCCATATTATAATAAATTCTTTCATTGTTATGATTAATGAAAATAAATTTTTCATTATCATAATTTGCGTGATTTGTGCCTTCAATAAACATTTTAATTGCAAGAGACCTATGTTGACCATCTAACATTTCATAATTATATTCTTTAACTTTTTTACATTCATTTTCTGATAATTCGTATATTACAAAATTAGGAACTATCCATCCTTTATATATTGTATCAATAAAACCAATCATCTTTTCTATATTCCAACTTAATTCTCTTTGATATTCTGGTGTCAGTAAAACATTATTATCTTCTAATAGTTCATTATAAAATGTTTTTACACCCTTTTGTGTAATATTTATATTCATTTTATCATTACTTTCTTCTTCCACCTCTTCATCACTGCTTAAATCATATCCACAACCATATTCGCATTCACTTTCGTGTTCGCTTGAAGAAATATCAGACATTTTTTATTAGTCTAATAATATACATAATAGAATGTTAAAAAATCAATTTTTTACTAATTAAAACACTTAATTATGTATGGATACATATTATTAAACATAATGTCTGACAATATAATTTCGGATTTAATAAATGAAATATATTTTTTGCCAACATTAGATGAAAATACAGAAAAAATATATTATGAAAAATATAATGAGATGTTAGAAATTCACGAAAAAGAAATGTTAGATTATGTATTTTATGCGAACAAAAAATATATTTATAAAGATATAAAAAATAGTGTAATAAGAGATGATAAACAATTTAGAAAAGATGTTATTGCAAAATATAATAATAAGTGTATTATTTCAAATAATGATATTATAATGTGTGATGTAGCACATATTATTCCATTTTGTGAGGCAAATGAATTTGAAAAATATGATGTCAATAATGGTTTATTGTTGAGTTCTGAATTACATAAATTATTTGATAAGAAATTATTGAAAATTAATCCAGAGACTAGATTAATTGAAATAGATAATGTTTTATTACAAATTGAAAATAATAAATGTAATATTTATCATAATAAAGAAATTGTATTGGATGATGCTACAATTAAATATCTTAGCAAAATATATTAAATCTTCTTATTCGCAATTATTTTTTTATTTTCTGATATTTTTTTTATCTCATTATTTTGTTTAATCGGTTTTATTATTTCTGGTTGATTATTTTTATCATCAATTATTTTATTGTCTATATAACTACCAAATAATTCGCCTTGTGATTTGTCTTTTTTGACTTTATATAATTTATCACCAACTAAATAATATTGTTTTCGTCCATCTTTTATTATTTTTGGTTCATTTATATTATCTGTTTTTATGTCATTATATCCAATAACTTTTGTTTCTTTTACCAATTTTATTTCATCTTCAGATAATTTGAAATACTTATATACTTCATCATCAGTCCATTCTTTATTTAATGGAACTAATGGTATCCATTTACAAGTAAATGCACTTGTATGTTGCGATATTTTCCTTAACGATAACATAAAATTAGGAAATTTACATTTCATATAACTTAATAATGATTTTGCTTCTTGTTCTGTATCTGTTTCAAATGATATATATGTTTTGCAATGAACTTCATTTGGATAGCCTATAAATAGATTACCAAAACATTTATTACTGCCATTACCGTCGGGTGTTAATACTTTATATTTTGATATGTTTGTTTTAATTTCTTTTTTATCAATATATTTAATAAATCCTTTTTGTTGTGACACATAACATTTTAAATAATCTTTTTTATTTTCATCTATTAATCTTTTATCATTTGTTTGAATTTTATGATAATCTTGACTTTTGTATAATTTAGTTATTGTGTCAAAATTTAAAAATTTATTAACTATGTTGTAATATTTACTATCTAATACAATATCAAAGTTATTAAGTTTTACTTTTGCGCCATTATAATCACACAATCCATTATAATCTATATCCATTAAAAAGTAATTCACACCACCTTCAATACTAACTGTATTACCAAATATTTTACATGCATCATCATAATGTTTTATATATAATATATCAGTTCTGTTTATCATCATTTCTCTAAATTTATCTAAACCTTTTCCACCAGCAAACCATCTGGAAGGAACAACAAATGATAACATATTACATTTATCTAAATAGTATTCAATGAATTTATTATATAATGGTTTTGCTCCTATCCTTGTTAATTCTTCATTATAAGGTGGATTACCAATGATAACATTAAATTTCTTAATTCTAAATGCTTTATAAATATCTATTTCTAATGTATTACCTTCATAAAGATTTAATTTATATTCATTATTGATATTAAATATTTGTTTAATAACAAAACAATTCTTTTTATTTAATTCTCCCATATATAGTTGTTTTTCAATTATATGTTTTTTTCGTTCTTCATCATTTGGTATAATTTTTGCTAAACCTGCAAACAATTTATAATAAATCGCTATCGGATAATTCCCCATACCAGATGCAGGATCATAAAATGTCAAAGTGTCATCTTCCCAAATATTTTTATTATATTTAGACAACCAATAATCTTCTATATCTTTTAACATTTTATCATTTATAAAATTCATTGGTGTGAATACTTCTCCAAAAGATTTCTTTTCAACTATTTTCGGTTTTAGACAATCATTAATTAATTCTAAAAGTTCTATGGGTTTATCAAGCAAACACTCTAACGACATCTTAATTTGTATAGAGATATTAAATATATCGTGTTCTTTATTAGCAAAATTTTCTATTATATGTTTCATAAAATCTATTTGCCCTTTCTTGTTCCACCAAATTATACACATTTCATCAAATATTTCTAATAATTCTTTATTTTTTTTAACCATATTTAACATTGTTATGAAATCTTTATTTTTATCCTTAATTGTTAGAATACATACCAGTGGAATTACATAGGGTAAAATATCTTTTTTTATATTTATATTTATTTCTTCTTTTTTATCATCTGTTTTTTTTGAAATTGTATTATCAATTCTTGTTTTTACTTTACCAGTTGGCATTTCTTGTTGTTCATCGTCCAAATCTTTTATCTCTATTTTTATATTAATATTATCACCTTTTATTAAATTTATATTATATGTATTTAATAACTTTTGACAATCATCATCTACCTCGATATCATCAGTATCAATTATTCGTTTCAATAATAACTTAATACTATTTCCTGGATTTTCTTTCCAAACATTCATTAATTCTTTAACAATTCTTTCACTATTAATTTGTTTGTTCTCCATCATATCAACATCAATATTTATCAAATGATTTTCAATTAAATATTTTATTTTATCTTCATTATTCATAGAATTCTTATATACAGGATAATTTATACAAATATCTACAACTCTATTAATATCCAGATCAACAACAAAACCCATCTGTTTATTATCCCCCTCTGTCATGCATCTATACATTTGTTGAAAAGTTTTATCAAAAGATGAAGATTTATACATTAGCATTACAATATCACAACTATTTATCGTAATTCCTAATGTAAGCATATTTCCTGCTAATAATATTAAACCATCTTTTCCTTCTGCTTTTGCGATAGTTTCATATTTTGTGATTTCTTCTTTTACATCTTTTGCTAGATCATCATTTTTGCGATTTATACATACAACATTATAGTTTTTAAGAATTTTATCTTCCATCATCAAAGTTTTTAAATTTTGCGATATATCATTAATATTATCAGATGGTAAATACCAAATGTGAGTAAATGGGTGTCTTGTACATATACTATATATTCGTGTAAAGATTGATTTATCACCTGATTTATAGTCTTGTTCTTTTTCAGAACCTGAAATATATCTCAAAAATATTTTCACTTCTTTTTTATAATTAAATTTTTTATCTTTATTCAAACTAAAAAGAGTGTCAAAACTAAAACCATATTTTGAACCTTTAATATTCTCATTGATAATATCATATCTTTTTTTCTCAAACATATTCGTAATCAAATGTAAATCTGGCATTCTTAGATATGGCGTAAATATGTCTTTGATTGTGTATCCATTTTTATTTTTATATTCTATCACCTCTTTTACAATGTTTCCGTGTTTTTCAACTAATCTATTAATATTAGTATCGCTCTTATTATTTTCACGCACAATTGATTTACATATCTGCTCATCTTCAATATCCCAATACATTTGACATTCTTTTGTTATATTAAATGTATTCAGTGGTTTGCCATATGTAGCTGTTAGATAAATTTTAATTGTTTTTTTTACAACATAAGATTGTAATATTTTTTTTGATAAATCTGAACATCCAGTAAAATGTATCTCATCAAAAATTATTATATCTAAATTTTGATTTTTAATTTTAGTGATTGTTTTATCATCAATATGGTCGTCTATTAGTTGTTTTGATATTATAAATATATTGTTTGTGTCAAAAGTCATTGTTTTAAATTCATTTGTTTTCCTAATATTATGAATTTTAAATAATAAGAAATCTCTAAACTTATTAAACAAATCATCTATAAATTGTGGTATTGTTTCTGTTGGTGCTGGGGTTACAATAAGAACATTTAATTTTTGTCTAATATCATATAATTTTTTTATTATACCTCCCGCCATGTAAGTTTTCCCGCTTCTGCACTTGCACCCCCATAAAAAGCATTTATGACCCTTTTCAATTAGCAATAATGTTTTCTGAGTAATTAATTCTTGATGAAATCTTAAATTTAGATTTTCCTTTTCACCTAAAAATAATTCATCATAATTAATTTTTTCATTTAATTCTTTTTGTTTGATTATTTCTGCTTTGAATTTCAAAAAGTATTTATCCAAATCTGCTTTATCTATAATTTTTTCTTCTGTCATATGTTTAGTAATATAGTTACTTGATTTATTTGCTTTTTTTACTTTTTCTAAAACTGATTTTTTATTTGAAACAAGTAAATATATGTCTGGTTTTGTATTTTCTTTATAAATATGTTTATTTTCTTCAATAACTGCTATTATTTTAGCAAGGTCATAAAAATCAACAGATTTTTGTTTTTTAATATCATCCTGTGATTTAGGATATTTTGAACTAATAAAAATATATTTTTTATTAATTCTATCATACAAAGTAATATCAGAGCATCCAGAAGAATTACTGCTATTAACTTTTTCATTTAGATAATCATTATAACTTTCTAATGTCTTTAATTTACCATTGTTTGCGTTGCCGGTCTTATGAGTAAATTGCGAGTTAGAAAAAATCTCGCAAAATCCAAATTTAATAATAATATCTCCAATTCTTTCAAACATAATTCCTTTTTCTCTTTGTTTTTCAAATATATCCAATATTTCATCTATGTTGTTATACTCAATCATTTTGTAAATAAAATTATTTACAGTCAATTTGGTATAGTCCATTTTGCTAGTCATTTTATTATTATCATAATAAGGGTATGATAATAAACAATATATATTTCAATTTTTAGTAATAAATAAATTAAATCTTCTTATTCGCAATTATTTTTTTCTTATTTGCTATCTTTGTTTTTTCTTCATTTCTTGCTACAATTGCTGTTTCTAATTTTTTTAGTCTCTCATCAGTCAATGTAATTGTTTCATCACTAACAAAACTAATATTAAGTTTATTTTTAATATTAGCATCTGCTTTTTTATTCATATTATATATTTCTTCTTCAACAGTGTCTTTAATAATAAACCTAACTATTTCTACTTTTTTGGTTTGCCCTAAACGATACACCCTGCCAATAGATTGCCATTCAGTGTTCTTTCTAAATTCATAATCTCCTGAAACTGGTTCTAATAAAACTACCTTGCTTGCTTTTGTTAAATTTATGCCTGATGCTGATGACTCTGATGAAAGCATAATGACTTTAATTTTTTCATTTTCATTAAATTCTCTAATTGCTTTATCACGAATAAATACATTTCCATTACAAAATACATTTTTAATTCCGTGAGTGTCTAAAACTTCTCCTACTTTTTTAAGAAGACTGTCCCATTGAGAGAACAAAACAACATTATCATCAATAGAATTTAAGTAATATATTAGATTTGTTAATTTCGTGCCAACTGTATTAATCAAATCTAATTTATTCTTGATTATTTGTGTATTTGCGATAGACATTTTAGGTATTTCATAAGATATTTTCATAATGTCTTTTTCGTTTTGTCTTTTATTACATAAGGGGCATTTGAATAGTGCTTTAACCGATGCTATAATACATTCATAGCAATACAAATGACCGCAATTAGTGACACCAACATTTTCTCCTGTTATTCCACAAAGACAAATTGCACATTTTTCATTTTCATCTTCTTCTTCCTCTTCTTCATCTTCTTTTTTGTTTTTTAGTGCTTTAAGTTGTGCTTTCTCAGTTGTTTTCTTAATTCTGTCTAACATATTATTGAAAAAATCATAAGATGCTTTTTTGCCATCACATAATTTTTGATTTTCTTTTAATTTTTCTTTTTGTGTTTTTAATAATTCATTAAGACTGTTCAGTGTTTTTGAAACATTAGTTTGTAATTTAATTTTCAAAATATTTTTAATGTTTTCTTGATTTTCTTCATTAACAATTATTTTTGTTGATTGGTCTGTTTTTACCTCTTCTTTATTATTGTCACTGTCATCGGCACTACTAATACTATCAAGTTCTTCGATTTTTTGTGCTTTAATTACATGTTCGGGATACTCAATTTTAACTGAATATCCCATTTGTTTTAAAAATCGTTTTTGTCTTCTGTAAGTAGCAAAAATAATATTATTTTCAGTGTTTTCAATACTTGATTTAGATTTTTTGACATCTTGTTCTGCTTTCTCATATTCTTTCTTGTAATGTGAAACCATTGATTTTTCAATATCTGCCAATGATTTTGATGAACCCAAAATGTCTTTAATTTCTTCTGCTATTTTTGGATGGCAACATATTTGTCTAACAATGCTTGAGAATTTGTCAATGTTAGGATTTGCCAAGTAAGCATTATACATCATTCTTTCAGTTTGTGAGAATTTTAACCATACTATTTTTTCAGATAATTCCGGCAAAACAAAATCTTTCTGATTGCGCCTAAAAAAATTATTCTCAATATATTCTCTTATTTCTCTATTTTGTAATAAATCTATTTTTATATTTTGGGGTTTAATTACAAAATCAATCATTTTACTGAAACAATCATTTTCTACATTGTCGTTAAATGGTGTTCCAGATACAACCCATTTATTGACACCTTCAAAATGGGGCATAATATTTTCAACATAAGAATATTTACTTATTGTATAAACCTCGTGAAATTCATCAACAATTATTCTATGAAAATTTATCAATGTTAATAAAACTTCTGTTTCAAATAATTTCGCCGGATTTGATACCAATTCTTTTCTCATTTTATCAAATACTAATTTAACTGCTTCGTGAGACCAATGAGATGATTTGTGATATGTTTGTAAGTGTGATATTTGACTGATATATTTACTTGCGAAAGCACTATTTCCAATAAAGTTATACGAGAGAAAAACAAAATCAGCATCAATAATATCCAGATATGTATATTTCTCAAAATCTTTCTTAGTTAAAATATTTATTATTTTTAAATTGTCTAGCACTATCATATTTTTTATTTCACGAACCCATTGAGGGCATAAATGACTAGGGCAAATAACCAAAGTTGCTCTTGAATTTAGCATCATTTTTTCAGTATTTACTAATTCTGGTTTTATTTTTCTATTCAATAGAGATAATGTTAACATTTGTATAGTCTTGCCATTTCCAATTTCATCAATAAGCGCTCCACCTTTAAATGTAATAAATTCTCGTTCATCTTTAAACATTGTCTTTTTTGAAAATGGATCATATATTAGTTCTCCTATTTCTAATTCATATAAATTATTCACCCCATAATGTAATTTGCGTTCTTCTGTTTCAATATCATACATCCATTTCACTGATTTTTTCTGATAGTCTCTTAATGGTGTTTTAGTATTGATAAAGTCAGGTTCATCAATTGTTTTTTCCAAAATTTCACTATTAGGTATCATAACTTTTTTGATTATGTTTTTCTTAATCTTATTAGTATCTTGTGTGCTATTATTACTCAAACTATTTGTATATTCTGTATGAAATTTACAAGATGCTATTACAAAATCAAATGATGGAATTTTCTTATGTAATTTATAATATTCTTTCATTTTATCAAGCATCACACTAATAACCAAAATAATTATTCTGCAATTATCATCATTTTTAAAATCAAATAAATGTATATTGATAATATTATAATCGATATTATGAATTATGTCTTGTGTTATTTTCAGAGCACTATTCTTAAAAACATCATTATATTTTTCAATTGCTTTTTTTCCAGTTATGTATCCATCTTTGATATTCTCAAATAAATATTTTATGTCATATTTTTTAGTCAATGGATTGTTAAATGAATGAGAGTCTCCCCCAAATTTGTCGTAAATAATATAGCATTCGTTTCCGTAATTCATCTTTGATTAATATTTAATAATAACTTATTAAATATATAATTTTCAATTTTTATTCTAAAATCTTTATTTATAAAATTGAGCATATTTGATATAAGATAAACCTAACAGAGAGTTATTTTTTACAACTCAAATAATAAATAAATTTAGTAATATACAATAGGAGGAGGAGGTGGTGGGCGCGAACATTTAACGCAAATACTGGTTGGAACCATCAATGGAACACAACGACTGTTTACACAACCTGCTCGATGGTTTAAATCGTGATAGTCGCAACCAGAACACACCATATAGGCATGTTCTTCGCAACCTCTGCAACATACAATCTTTACTGGTACGAGTCGAATATCTTGCAAGTACAATTCATATTTCTGCCAATGCGCAAGAGATTTTGAACCACTGAATTTACGATTACCAGGAGCTGGCGTTATTTCTCTCAATGCCATAGTGTAATAAGAGGATTTTAATTGTGCTAATATAATTTACAATAGTATGATTTTTTCAATTTTTATAACCTCAAAATTATACACTAAATAAAAACTTAAACGCACCAAAATATTATAATTAAAAATGTCAGAAAATACAACTTACTCAGATAGCGAATATGATGATGAAAATGATACAGGAGGAGAAAGCATAAGCAGGGAAAAAAAGAAGAGACCACTAAAAACTGACAAAATGCCATTAAAAGAAGCAGTTAAAACAGCACAAGAAAGGTCGTATTATTTAATTATTGATAAATTTTTCAAAAATTGCGATGAGAAAAATTTAGATAAAATGTGTAATATTATATCAAAGAAAAAAAATGATGACACATTGTCTCTAAGAATGCTTACATGGTTTGCTTCTCAACAAACAGACTCAATGTGTCCTATTGAAATAGAAACAGACGAAGAAGGCAAAACAGAATTATTTGATATTAAAATAAGTTATAAAGCACAATTAGACACATTTTCAAAGAAATATTTTGATCCATTTAGAAGAGGCAAGAGATTTGATTATTATTATGATAAAAACAATAATGAAAAATGTATAGAAACAACAATATGCCAACTAAACTTTTTTAAATGGTTATTTACTTATGATTTGTTAGGATATGTTGAAAAAAATTATGATGTTTTGAAAAACAAAATGCGTGGTTTTCAAACTGATATCAAGAATTATAAAGTAATAAAGAAAGATAGAATTAAGGAAAAAAAAATAATAACTAAAAAGCAAATAGAATATGAAAAGAAAAGTATCAAAGAATTTATCGAAAATGATTTTAATAAATTATTAATTACTTTCTGAGTCTGTCAATACAATAATTTTATCACTCATTGATAATTTATGTTCATAACTTTCATTATCATCACTATCATCATCTTCACTATTGTCACTATCATTACTATCATTACTATCATTATTTTCATTATCAGGTTTATTATTAAACATTGGCGTGAGTGTCTCTGATTCGCTTGTTGATGTATAATCTAAATTATCTTTAAAAAAGATTTCATCAAGATTTAGTTTTGACTTTTCAGGAACAACAATTTTAGAAATAACAGTGGTAAGATTAGTATTCAAATTAATAATACCAGAAACCATATCCAGATTGATGTCAATAAATTCAACAATAATATCAACACATTTTACTTTGTCAAGTGTGTCAATCTTCTTTTTGTTAGTGTCATAAATGTCAAATGTAGAATTAGTAAATTCGAGAAATCTCAATTCACGCACAAGACTATTAAAACTAAATTTTCCCTTCTTGTTAATCTTTGTCATGTATTTTTGCAATAGTTCTATTGATTTGTCTTCAATGTGATTAATCGCAATTCTATTGTCGTGATTATTCCCAATATCAAGAACAAGTTTTTTACTATCACTTGATACAACTTTTAAGTCTTTCAATAGTAAGAAAATTTGTGAATGTTTTGTATTGGTAAAATTCCAAAGGTCTAGAACAAGATTTTTGTTATTGGTAGTATTCTGTGTTATATTAACAATGTTTAAATTTGTGTAATTTTGGATGGTATGAACTCGAGACATTATATTTTTATATGGAATATAAAAATATAATATTATAACACAGAATGGGAGATAACATTATATTTTTATATGGAATATAAAAATATAATATTATAACACAGAATGGGAGATAACATTATATTTTTATATGGAATATAAAAATATAATATTATAACACATAATGGGATATAACATTATATTTTTATATTATATGTTTTTTTATTTATAGTATCATATTTATTAACTAAAAATGATATAAGAGCATCACATAACTCATCTGCTAATCGTTGTAAGTCATCATATGATAAATTTTCATTTACTTCAATAAGTGTTTTATATGAATTATTTTTATCAATAATATAATTCATATCTTGTGCTGATACATATACATTACATTTACACCTTTTGCTTTTAATTTTTTACATATAAGAGAAAATAAAATACCAATTAATAATGATAAAAAAATAATATTTGTTATTGTAAAGTTTCAAGTATGAAACAGAAATATGATTTAGATAGACAAATAAAATATATGAGAGACAAATATCCAGAAAATGAAATAATTTATGATATAGGTTCAGGATTAAATTATAATAGAAAAGGATTAAGAAGAATAATAGATATGGCAATTAATGGAGAAATAAATGAATTAGTAATTGCCTATAAAGATAGATTAACAAGATTTGGTTATGAAATAATAGAATATTTGATTGAGAAATATTCAGGAGGAAAAATAAAAATAATAAATAAAAAGAAGAGAATGCCAACAGAAGAAATAATAAAAGACATAATAGCAATTATGAATGTTTATGTAGCATTCTATACGCCGTCCTCATCTTCTTCCTCTTCCTCTTCCTCTTCATCTTCATCTTCATCTTCATCTTCATCTTCATCTTGCATAATTCGAGCTACTTCTAGATTCGACATTGGAATCATTTCACCCACACGGCGATCGAACTTCAAGGGTGAAATACCCCCACACTTATCGCAGCCAGCGTAACAGACGCCATTTCGACTTTTGTGCACGACGCCATTTTCCCAAATAAAGGATTGGCAGATGCACATATCCTTCATAAACCCGTCGTAAAATAAGTCGGAGAGCGCAACATCGACAGGCACATCCTGTTGTGACAGAGCGTGTCCTATCAACTCTCCTCGTGAGAAAGGTTGTGATCTAGCCATATTTTTTTCGTGCTTACAATGATTATAATTTAGTAATGTAGATTACAATATATTCATTTTTTCATTTTTTTCAGTATTGTCTCATTTGGGGGTTTGATACTTTTTATTATAGTATTGTCTCATTGGGCGTATTGATACTTTTTATTATTATTATTATTATTATTATTATTATTATTATTATTATTATTATTATTATTATTATTATTATTATTATTATTATTATTATTATTATTATTA